GTTTTTGACACCCTCATAACGAAGCTGAAGCTGCTTATAGGTTAAGAAGTGGCACTTAGGGCCAAAAGTTTTGGACATCGATACCAGTGAGGCACACATTGTTGTGATCCAACAAGGTGAAAATTTCCCTGATTCAGGTGACGAGAGAAACATGCATTCTATCATGACTAATAACGATTCAACATCCGATGGCGGCACTATCATTCTAAGTTCGTGGGGATTTGATAAAGATCGAGTGTGAAGGAACTCTTTGTTATTCATGAATTCCTTAACCAACACTTGTGCCTCTGATACAGTTTTTGTGTACCTAACTATTGTAAGCATTTTGCAGATGTAAATACTATTGTAGGCATGCTGATCTGATGGGATATAGTTCCTTTCATGGGGAAATGCTACTGCCCAATTGTCAGATCTCAATAGACCTTCAGCTATAGAACCTTTAGCATGCTTAACCCTTGGTCTTCCAATGATTTGAGTTTTAGCATTATTGGTTGCAAAAAGTTCAATGAAATTTGACATCTTCAGCATTCGATGCATGAAGAGAAGCTCTATCACAGTTTTGGGTTTGTACCAACTGAAAATTTTATCATAAAGGCCCATGCAACCAATAGATATTCCAGTGCTATTCACAAACATGTATCTCAAAACCTCGGCTGCTTGTGAGAACTTCGAGCTGTTTACCAGCAACAAAAGTGATGAGTATATGTTCTGACGTTCTTTCAGTATACCTTTTAGACCTAGTTGAGATTCAACAGTTTCCATCTCCATAGTGACCCAAGACAAGTACTTGTGGAATATGACAACACCCCAATCTAGCTGAGCTGGAGAGACGTTGAACCACCTCGTGGTCATGTGTAAGGGCTTCCGAATGACTAGGGGGATATTGTCATCCTCCATCTCACCCAGAATGACACAAGTTTTGTCTCTCATTTCTGACATATTTGAGTTTATGTTGCTAACCACAACGCTGTTCCTGCCAACCATTGAGTCCAGTGATAAGTTGACTCTCTTGCCTTTGCTGCAGGAGTTTTTGGGACAATGGTAAAACTTCTTCACAGATGAGCTGATGGCAGAGTAAGTTGCAAACTGTGAGAGCATCAAGTCAGTCATTTTGGTATCTGAGACTCTATTGAAGGATTGTCTCATAACTTCTCGAGAGAACTCATTAACCTTCACACCGTCGCAGCCATCAAATGAGTGATCCACAAGGGTATAGATGTCCTCAATATAGTCATCCTTCACATCTAAGCTTTCGTTCAAGCAATCTATAACTTCGTCCATTGTTTTTTCGAGATCTTGGTGATTGCCTGAGAACCTGTCACCAGTCTTTGTATAATACTTGCCGCTGTAAGCGAAATCCAAAAGATCAGTAACTTCACCAGTGAAAACTAGAGTGACTGCATCGATTTTTTCTGATGTCTTCACACTGGTTATTCTCTTTGCTCGTATGCCCCAGAATTCTCCTACTACCTCTTTCTCAGAATCAGTGGGATGGAATTCCTCATCAATGCAGAGCGAGAGCAGTATAGTGAGAGGATCTTCGGACCCCTTCTCCACCAGAGATCTCAAAATGGAGAACGGACAGTTAGGCCTATTGGGACACCTTTTAGACCTTGGAATGTGAGTCACATATTTTGTTTCT